AGACACCCCAACAAAATTAGCGCTTTCTGTATTTCCGCCAGAGTTTACAGTGATAACGCTAGAGTCTATTCTTATAGTAAACTCATTAGCACCTGCTTCCCCGTTTGTGTATATCACGCCATCGGTAAAGCCACGATTAAAAAACAAAAACGCCCACGGTAGCTGAGGATAAGGTGCATTGTAATCGTGCGCCATACTGATAATATCAGCCGCTCTTGTTCCGCCGTTTTTTGATTCGACATAGCTCGAGTGTTCGTTTTCTTCTATTTGCCAGCCATGTATGTTTACTATTGCGTTTCTTGGATCTGACACAAACGAAACAGAAAAAGTATCGTCAGTCCCAGCGACAACATCAGCGAAAACCCTACCGTAACCCGTAACGCTTGGTAATTCTAATTCTACAGAATCGCCACCACCCAAAGAGCAACTCAAAGATGAAAGCGAGCCGCCTTGAATTAATGCGTAAAACGAAAGCTTGTAAGTTTGACCTTCAATTAACGGCTGTGTGGTTGTTGTTGCTATAATTTCACTTAACGAACCAAATGTCACTTGCACTAATGAATTAGGATTGCCAAAAGAATCATCTGATACTGACATTTCACCATTGTAAGCCCAACCCCTAAAGTCTTGGCTGTTGTGTATTAGATTTTGCTTCTCACCCTCTATAAGATAACCCTTTTCGCTTTCTCTTAAGATTGGGTAGTCATTATCTATCGGAATTATTGCGCTTGTTGCTCTTGTATATCTGTCAAGATAGCCAACCTCTACTTGTGCGCCATATAATGCCACTACAGCCCCAGATTCTCCACGAGGCGTCAAACCGACCAACACGTTACCGGATGCTGATAGTTTTATTGATTTTCTTTGCCATTCTGTAGTTATTGCACCAAGGTCGTAATAAGTGCCACCAAAAAGCAGTGATAAGGAATCACAAACACCTGAAACCCTTTTTACATATACAGATATTACTTTATAGTTTTCAGGCGGCACGTTTAATGTCTGGCTTTCTAGCGCTGCAATTGGGCCAGATATGCCGGTAGTATCCGCATCAAGAGTTATTAAATTACCTTTGTTTCCGCCCAGCGGATCGGATGTATAACCAGTAAAGGTTGTTACATTCAGCGGATCTACCCACAAGTTGAAATCTTCTGAATACTTACAGTAATTTATAAGCTGTTCAGAAATAGAGAATTTATTATTGCCATATCTGTCAACATAAGTACCTAAGCTGTCCCTATTAATTTCAACCTCGTTAACATCTGTTGTTTTGTTTGGTAACAAGGCGTTTATTATTGGGCTAGATACAGTGTTACTATCTATTTCTGATGCACTAACACCGTTTATGCCGTCCTTTCCTGGGCTGCCTATCCTGCCTTTGTAAAAGGTAAGGGTTGTATCTGTCATCGTATGCCGCCTTGCTCAATCGTGACATTAACGCCGGCTATCGTTTTTGTTGTTGAATCAGAATACGTTATACGAACCCTTGACACAAAAGATATCGAAGCCGGTTCTGAACCAATAGGTAACAAAGCCTGTGTTTCTGTATTTGTTAGACTGAATTGACCTTCTCCGGCTTCTGCATCAATCAAACCACCGTTCATTACCTTGACAGCAGTCAAATCGGTAATACTGTTTAACAACTGCATTTCTACTGTTGCGCCAGTTAGATCAATAGGTGTTACACCATCGTTTTCTGTGTATTTCCAATCAATTGTGAGCGTGTCACCAGCTACAAAACACAACTCTACTATTTCAGGACAGGCCATCTCTTAAACCTCAAAATAAATACTATTATACATTTTAATGGTCGCCACCACCATTCACGTATCTTTCTGGCGTAGCACCGAAGAAAACAACAGTTCCACCACTATCAACAACACCCTTACCAGCATCGCCGCCAAAAGCGTTATTGTTAGCGCCATTTTGACCAAAACCACCAGAAGCTCTATCATCTGTTCCGTCAATACCATCTTGTCCTGTTTGCCCATTAATAACAGTTCCGCCAATACCTTTTAACCCAGCAATTCTACCATTGCCACCATTGCCGCCATTACCTCCAACTAATGACGTTAGATTAGTGCTAAATCCACCGTCACCACCAGAGGGGGCAATGATATAACCATCAGCATCAGGATAGATCGCAGAAGGTGTTGCGCCGCTAAAGTATATATCTACATCAACACCTTGCGCATCGAATACAGTTCCGCCTTTTTGCCCGTTCGCTGGAGGTGGCAGCCCAAACCACTTATCAAGCTCAGCATCGAAAAACGCGCCGCCACCTTCGCCACCATCACCACCTTTCGCCATCAATTCTGAACCGTTGGCTAATATGATGATTAACTTACTTCCAGATGGAAAAGCGCCAGCCCTTATAGATGGCAATGATACGCCACTAGAGCCACCTGTAACACCATCGAATACTATAGTTAACTCTACAGGCTGAGAAGGCGCTCCAGCGTATTGTATATAAAGATTAACGTCATAAACCTCGCCAGTAATGATTATTTCTGAGCCGCTAGGGAATACTGGTTCATAAGTTTGTGCGGTTACAGTGTAATCCCTACCTTCTTTGTTGTAGTTGGTTTTTATAGATGTTATTTGTCCTCTACTTGAGCCAAGTGGCAACCCATCAAACCCGACCTCATCATTCAAAACAAAATCAACAACATCACCCGTATTAAAATTTAGTTTTCTTTCTTGTGTGCGCCATGTGTAGTCAACTGGATTAGTATTTCTGTTTACCCATCTGTTAACTAAAAGGTTTGCAGAATCCTCGTCTAAATAACTGCTGAAATCAAAATTTTTTGTTTTTGGCTCGCCGTATAAATCAGCAGTTTCTAATTCAGTTCTTCTAAATAATGATGATTTTTTATAGTTCTCAACACTGTCAGAAGTTGCCAAGAATCGCTTATCGTAAACCATTAAAGCCCTAGTGCACCTTAGATTTTCGTTAGCCGTTCTTTTTACTGAGTCGTAATCTATTTCGTTACCTTCTTTTAGTGTTGCAGTTGATTCTTTCCACACACTTATAGCAGAAAGTTTTACTAATCGTTCGACAGGATCAAACCACATATCAAGCTGATATTCAGTCAGTATCTTTTTGACCACATTTGAAACATCTTCCGATTCATACCAAGCTGTGTTTAGTCTTGTTAATGAGTGCCATTCATCTATCTCTGCTTGCCATTCCGATTTAGGTATTAAGTCTTGAGAAAACCCAACGTCTAGCAATATTCGCTCTAGTAAGTCATCTAGCCTTTCATTATCTGACACTTCACAGATATATATTTCATCACCAGCAGAGTGATCTTCTTTTTGTGTTCTTGTTATCTGGTTTGTGTAAACAATAGGCAAGCCTCGCGTGTTTACAACTATTGATGGTGTTGCAGTATCATTAAAAGATATTACTTTCATAAACTCGTCACCTGACCTAATGAGGTCGTCCGGTTTGTACTCAAGTCCAGTTGTGACGGGTATTGTTGTAACTGTATCGTCAATATCTTGCCTTACTGTTCCGAGCAAAGGTATAGGCCATACAGCTTCATCAAGGTTTAATTTTGACAGTTCATCCTTAAATCTTAGACTCCATTTGCTTGAGCCTTGGTAATCTAAAGAGTCAATAATATAGTGCTTAATCCTTGCGCCGTTTTCGTAATCAATTGATCCATCCGTTTCTAGTCGATAATCTTTAATTCTTAAAGGCTTGTTTTGCAGAACGTTTCTAGCTTTAAGCTTTGACAAAAAAGAGCCTTGCGCAATTACAGTATCATCTACAGCTGGTGCTTCTGGGTTTGGGTCTTTCCCTTCAAAATCTACCAGCGTAATAGAGCCAGAAGCCCTAGAAGCAAGAGAACCAGTGAGTTTTGCTGGAGTCTCAGATATGTTAGTGATGCACCTAAAAACATTGTCAACTGGCAGCATAGGCGCACTAGTTGTTGTGAATGAATATGTCTTTGTTGCATTTGACGGTTGATCGCAACTTAACGGCGTTCCGAATCCTGGCTCTCCTGATATAGTGCACTCGCCTTCTACTACTGGGAGATCTATTTCTATTACAGTAAAGTGAGTTTGAGAGAATTGACCTCTTGAATCTTCGAAATTACTCATAGACCGTTAAACACCTTAAACGAAACTTGAATGTTGTTTAACTCTCTGGTTTGTTGATGTGCAGTCACAGAGTTGCTTTGTATGTCGTAACATAAGTATGCACTGTTATTAAAAGACTGTAACCCAACACCTTCGACTTCTTCTTGGTTATCTTGCTCTCTAACAAAAAAGTGATTGCTAACAGCAAAATTAAGAAAATCCTGCCACTCGTTTTCACTAAAACTTTTCGACATATTAGGTAAGTTTAATCTCGCAACCGCAGAAACCTTAGTTTTTAATGATGCGACAGGTGCCGCCAAATCATTTATCGACGTTCTGTTTTTTACATTTCTGTTTAAGAACTGCCTGTTATACCCTGCGTTTTCTCCATCATTAGGAACGATAAAACCTCTGCCAGCAGATATAAACCTAACCAACGGCCTTAAATTACCTCTTGGGTTATTAAGCTCTACAGTTAAATCAGAAAACGATTGTCGAGGAAAAGAAACAACGCAACAGTTGTCATATTTAACAAATGTAGTAGCAACAACACTTCCGCCATCCCTCACAACAAACGAACTTAAAAAATCACTATTGCCTTTTATATTAGTGCCAGCAAACGCCACATAATCTATAGATGAAGTTCCGCCAAAAGAGATAACAAGCTGCGTGTTGTTTGTGCTTTGGTATAACGTTGAGAAATCTGGATCTACAATATTCCTAGCATCATTAGCACTTGCACCAACAATAACAGAAGGTTGTGAGTTCAATAAAATATTAGAGCTAGTGATAAACATTATCTGCCCGTCCTTCTTCTATCGTCAATGCCAGTAGCTAGAGCATCCAAAAGGTTCTCCCCGTCTGCTGTATCAAATACAACTCTCAAAGTTTGCACTCCGCCTTCGTCTTGCTCTGTTAGTTCCAAGCTAGACGTTTCTGGTGTGAAGTCTTGTGCTGTTTCTGTTGCTGTTGCCGTTGTCGCTGATATTGTTCCGCCTGAACCACTCGAACCGCCAGTCAATGAGCCAAATGTTTGAGCGGCAATAGCTGCAATTCTTAGCGCTCCACTAGTTTCTATTTGAGCTGCTACAGGTGGGCCAGCAACAGGACCTAAAACCTCTATTGCTTTTACTGCTGCGGCCTGAGTGCTAAAAAAAACCTCAGAAGCAGAGTAAGCTTGAGAAGTTAAAAATAACGCTTTCGATATA